GAGAAGGAGGTATGAAGCTAAAAGAGATTGCAAAGAAGTTTGAATGCACACCTGAATATATTGGTCAGATTGTGAATTATAAGTATCGAAGCCAGGTAGGTATGGCTGAGAATAAAGTTTTTGAATAATGAAAAGGAGTTGTTATGAAATACAGGAAAAAATATTGGTCAGAGATGCTGAATAAGCTGGATTTAATGGAGCTGTCAGATAAGAAGTTAGAACAAATTGGAAGGCAGCATAATGTAGAGCTTGACCGCCGTAAGCGCAAAGAGACCTTGGTCAATGAATTGTATGAGGTCTTATGAAAACATTAATACCTGATAAAGAGTTAAAGCCTAAGAGCTTCGAGCCAGGACTAAGCAACTACACAGATTTTGGTGTTGAATTCTACAAGGCCAGGACTACTAAGTTTTGGGATGGAATGCTATGGGGATTAATAATAGGCTTAATGCCTTACACCTGGCATACGTACATTTAATGACATCAACAAAGGGTAACTTGCAGAACTTGGGTTATAGTCTAGACATGGCAAAAAAACAAACTAAAACACCCAAGTCTAAGAGTCCAAAGAAAAAAGGATACTAGCATGGAAAAAGACATTAGCCCCTCTTACTATAAAGGTAAGGGGATGGAGCTTTGTGATGTCTTATTAGCTTTTAACTGCGACTTCTTGACTGGAAACATAATCAAGTACGCAATTCGTTACTCTGAGAAAGGTGAGAAGGGTGGCGTGAAGGCATTAAGAAAAGCAAAGTGGTACATCGATAGATTGATTGAAGATGAGCTAAAGAATGGAAAGAGTTATGGCAAGACCGACTAAGTATAAAGCCTCTATGTGTGACATTGTTATTGAGCTTATGAGAGAGGGAGCTTCGCAGGATGAAGTCATTGGTCACCTGGATATATCACGCGATACATTCTATGCCTGGAAGAAAGAAAACGAAGAGTTTTCGGACTCCATAAAAAGGGGCGCTAGATTATCGCAAACATGGTGGGAACGGCAAGGGCGAGTAAGCCTTAAAGATCGTGAGTTTAATTACACAGGTTGGTACATGAATATGAAGAACAGATTCAAGTGGGCTGACAAACAAGAAGTTAAGAATGAAGGTATCACGACTGTCATAGTCAAGTCAAAGATACCACACTACCCAGGCGAACAGGACGAACCAGGATACGATGGAAGCTGAAACAGAATTAGTCTACAACCCACATAAGTATCAAGCTGAGATTCATGCGAATCTTAAACGCTTCTCGGTGCTGGTGTGTCATAGACGATTTGGTAAAACCTTCCTGGCTATTGCTACCCTCATTGATGCTGCCATATCAACAGAACGTGAGAACCTCAGATTTGCTTATGTAGCCCCCTATCAGAAACAAGCCAAGCAAGTGGCATGGGATTACCTTAAACAGTTCGCATTACCCATTCATGGGACGATAGCGAATGAGTCTGAGACCTCAATCACCTTTCTTAATGGAGCTAGGATAAGATTGTACGGCAGTGACAATGGTCAGTCTATGCGTGGCTTATTTTTCGATGGTATTGTCTGTGACGAAATAGCTGATTTTAGACCTGAGACCTGGCCTGAGATTATTCGTCCAGCACTAACAGACTCATATCACAAAGGCTGGTGCCTATTCATTGGTACGCCTAAAGGATTAAACCAGTTTTATGATCTGTATCAGTATGCGCTTAAAGACCCAACCTGGTACGCAGGAATGTATCGAGTCGATGAGACTGACATCCTGGATGATGAAGAAGTAGTCATGGCCCGCAACACAATGGCTGAGAACCAATACAGACGAGAGTTCTTATGTGACTTCGGTGCTTCAATGGATAACGCTCTTATTACCATCGATAAAGTTGCTGATGCTGTTGCTATTAAACGGACTGAAGCTGAAGTAGCAGGCTCTGCCAAGATACTAGGCGTGGATGTTGCTCGCTTTGGAAGTGACCGCAGCGTAATCCAAAAGCGTAAGGGCCTGGCTGCATACGAACCTAAGATATTTGATGACATTGACAACATGACCTTAGCTGGCATGGTAGCCCAAACAATTACTGAGTGGGAGCCTGACGCGGTATTCATTGATGCGGGTCGAGGTGAAGGAGTAATTGATCGTTTACGACAGCTTGGTTATTTCGTAACTGAAGTTAACTTTGGTGGTAAAGCCTTGAAGCCAATGTACAACAACAAGCGCTCAGAGATGTGGGATGGCATACGCCTATGGCTTGATGATGGTGGCAGCTTACCTCCTAATGTAGATTTAAAGACAGACCTATGTGTCCCGACTTACAAGTTCGACAGCTCTAACAGGTTGCAGCTTGAGTCCAAGGATGACATCAAGAAAAGAGGAGGACGGTCACCTGATTTGGGCGATGCCTTAGCGTTGACGTTCTCATACCCAGTAGCAGCCAAGAAGCTAGGACACTTTGGCTTTAAACAAGAGGCTGTTCTAGCCGATTATGACCCATTTGAATAGGAGTAAGTAATATGTGTAGTAGAAGAAGCGCCCCAGTACCGCCGCCACCACCAGTAGTGCAGATGCCAGCACCACCAGCAACTGTCATTGATCCAGCAGTAAAGAATGCTAGGAAGAATGAGAAGAAGAATGCGGCTATGCTCGCTGGACGTAAGTCAACTATCTTGACAGGTTCAAAAGGTGACCTGACTGAGGCTAATACCACTAAGAAAACCTTACTAGGTAATTAGGATGTGTTTCTTTGGAGGCGGAGGAGGCGGAGCGCCAGGGCCACAATCATCAGCAGATAAAAACAATGGTGGTTATACGCCACCAGTAATCCCAGTCGTTAATAAAGCAATACAGAATCAACAGACTGCGGATAAGAATACGATGCGAAGAGCTAATGATAGCACTTACAAGGTTGAAGGTACAAAGTCTACAAAAAAATCTAATACGACAGCAGTAGCAAGCGGTAAGAATACTATGAATGCGCTTAATGATTACAACAAAACAAACAAGAAAACCATATTAGGGAGTTAGAGAGTGACTAAAACACAACAGTACATGAAGCGATGGGGGGACATCAAGGATGAGCGTTCATCATTCTTTGGTCATTGGCAAGAGCTAAGTGATTATATCCTGCCCAGGCGTGGACGTTTCCTAGCTTCTAAGCGTAATGATGGCTCGAAGAAGAATGGTAAGATTATTGACTCAACTGGCTCAATGGCGGTTAGGACATTAAGTGCTGGAATGATGAGCGGTATCACCTCACCCGCTAGGCCCTGGTTTAGACTAGCAACACCTGAATCGTCACTTATGGAGCAGTCCGAAGTTAAGCAATGGCTGTTTAGTGTTGAGAAGCTAATGCGTGATGTTTTCTCAAGATCAAATTTATACAACTCATTGCAAACAGTTTACGAAGAGCTGTCAGTATTTGGTACTGGCGCAATGCTCATTAGTGAAGACTTTGATGATGTCATTCGTTGTTATCCATTTACAGTAGGTGAGTATGGCCTGGCTCAATCGCATAGACTCCAGGTTGATACCTTTTATCGTGAGTTTCAGTTAACAGTTGAACAAATGGTTGGTCAGTTTGGCATAGAAAATTGTAGTGATGCTGTTCGTACTCAGTTTAGAGAAGGCAAGCTCGATGCTTACATTGAAGTGCTGCACATTATTGAACCTAATTCAGCTCGTGAATACGATAAGAAAGACAATCAAAATATGCCTTACCATTCGTGTTACGTTGAGAAAGCCAGTAAGAATGACCGCAAGCTCTCAGACAAAGGCTTTGAAGAGTTTCCAGTATTAGCACCACGATGGCACGTTACAGGCGTAGACATCTATGGTCGTTCACCAGGTATGGATGTTCTTGGTGATGTCAAAGCATTACAGATTGAGCAGAAGCGTAAAGCTCAAGGTATTGATAAGATGGTTAACCCACCACTCCAGGCTCCATCTTCATTACGAGGTCAATCCGCTTCAGTTCTTCCAGGCGGCGTTACTTACGTTGATACTATGCAGGGCGCTCAAGGTGGCTTTAGACCAACTTATGAAGTTAACCCAAGGTTAGGTGAGCTTGCACAAGACATCGCTGAAACACAAGCGCGTATTCAGCAAGGCTTTTACTCAGACTTATTTCAGATGATGATGATGAGTGACCGCAGACAGATTACCGCAAGAGAGATTGACGAAAGACATGAAGAGAAGCTATTAATGCTAGGGCCAGTATTAGAGCGATTACATACTGAGCTACTCAATCCATTGATTGATAGAACCTTCAACATTATGGCTCGTAACAATTTGCTCCCACCAGCTCCTGAAGAGTTATCAGGTGTTACTTTGAAAGTGGAATACATCTCAATGATGGCACAAGCTCAGAAAGCAGTTGGTACTGGAGCAATTGAAAGGCTGGCAGGCTTTGTCGGCAACATGGCAGCAGTTAAACCTGACGTGCTAGACAAGTTTGATGCTGACCAAACTGTTGATGAGTACGCTGAAATGCTTGGCGTTCCTCCTAAGATTGTAGTATCTGATGACATCGTGCAGCAGACAAGACAAGCGAGAGCAGAGCAGCAGCAGCAAATGCAGCAGATGGAACAAGCAGCACAAGGCGCCCAGGCAGCTAAGGTTCTTGCTGATGCAGACACAGGTGGTCAGAATGCACTAACCGATGTTATTGGAGGCTTACAGTAATGGTTGTTTCAATTGATGATGCTAGGCACGCCATATGGAATCTTCAGACTAAGGACGTAGATGAAGAAGAGTTTATTCATCATCATTCAATGATCATTACTTTAGATTTCTTAGAGGATTGTGGCTTTGATAATCTTTCTTTGGAAGAGAGTCAACAAGCAAACAAAGGGTAACTTGCACAAAGTGTGAGATAGTGCAGATATGAAAAAGGAATTTAATGCGTCAGACGAGAAAAGCGTCAAGAACGCCGAGCAAAAGAACAAAAATATTCGCGATACAGAACTCGCAGACATCCGTTTACTCATGCAAAAGCAATGGGGTAGACGCTTGATTTGGAGGCTCCTGGAACAAACAGGAATGTACCGCACCAGTTTCACAGGGAATAGTACGACTTTTTTTAACGAAGGCGCTAGGAATATTGGCCTATGGCTTGTGGATGAAGTGTTGTTATCGGATACAGATATGTATTTGTTAATGATAAAAGAAAACAATAAACAAGGAGCTAAAGATGTCTGAAGATACAGAAACTTTGCTTACAGCCAACACCGAAGAGGATGGTAATGTACAGCAGACAGATAGCTCACCTGAGACAATTGAGGCAGTTACATCGCCAACAGAGTCAGAGGCGAGTGATGCTGTTAACAATGAAGAAGG